CTACTATAACTGAGACTATAACAAAAACTATAACTCCTACTATAACTGAAACTATAACAGAAACTATAACTCCTACTATAACTGAAACTATAACTGAGACTATAACAGAAACTATAACTCCTACTATAACTGAGACTATAACAAAAACTATAACTCCTACTATAACTGAAACTATAACAGAAACTATAACTCCTACTATAACTCCTACAGCTACTGCAGTTCCAACTTTAGAAGGACCAGGAGATGCGTATCCGCATATATTAAGAATGTGGTATTGGCAATAAAATAAAAGGAGGTAGAAAACAATGAGTGTAAATCAAAAGATTACAATTCAGTTAGAAGTTTACAATGGAGAAAACAAGAGGGTTGATTTTGAAAACAAGGTTTATGAAGTAGTTATTCAAGATGGAAAATTCCATGATGAATTTGACCTTGATAAAAGCACAGCAGATAAAGAAATTACATTCCCTGAAACAGCTCTTGATTTTCTTCTTATATGGGTTAACGGCTCTATTAAGATGAGAATTAATGATATAGCCAATGATCAAATAGAGATCAAAGATTTTTATGCTGTATCTTCTGCTGGAATAAATAAGATTTTTCTTACTAATGAAAGTGCAGATACAGACGTAAATGTTAAGTATTATCTAGCTAAGAAAACTACATAAGGAGGTTTGGTATGGGACAACCTCTACCTGGACCAGATGCAGCTCCGTCTCCTGAACATAGCACTGGATATACGGAGAGACAATATGAGTTGCTTACAAAATGTAAAGCGGTAATTCCAAAATCGTTTTTAAGAGAGGCTGATGATCCAAAGATTCTTTCATATATTCAACTTGTGGTTGATGATATAAATTATGTTCCACCACTAACTGATTATCTTGTTGAGAATATTCCTCCTTTCTTTGATACAATAATTGTGTTAGGAGTTAATGCATACACATTATTATTTCAAATGCAGAAATGGTCTTTGGAAGATTTTACATATACAAACAATGGATTAACTGTGACTTTAGACCGTGTGACTAAAATTAAAACTCCTTATGATGAATTTCTTAAGTTGTATATGGATAAGACTAAAGCAATTAAGAGAAATAGAATGTCTAAGATGGTTTTAGCTACTCCAAGAAATCAACATATGCTTGGTCAGTTCTTGAAAATTACTCTGGGTTCTGGATTTTCATGGAGGTAAAATTGATGCCTATAGGAATTTATAAAAGAACAAAATTTCATAAAGATATAACATCTAAAACAATTAAAAATATTTCAAAGAAAATGATATCACAGTATGATATACAATGGAATTTTATAAGAAATATATTTTCAAGGCTTAACGAAAATTGGGAGAATTAAATGGAAATAATAAGTAAAGAAGACAGATTAAAAAAACTGCGAAGATGTATGATAAGTGCAAAAAGACATTTTCATTATTATTATGATCATATGATTGTCGCAGAGGCTTTAATAGAGGCTGGATTTGCAGAAGCTTTATTGAATAATCCTTTTATTAGGAATGCTATAAGTTTATTAGCTCCATTTGTATCTAACAGAAAAATAAAAGAAGCATTAAAACTTCTTGAAGAAGGAATTAAAGAAGAAGGGGAAAAACATGCTAAAAAAACTGGTTGGGTATAGGAGGTGATTTAAATGTCTAAAGATAAACCTAATGTAGTATCAACAGCAATTAGTAATGCAGTTGATAAAACTGTTGAAATTACTCAAAAAGCTCAACAAATAGTTTTACCTGGGTCTGGTAGAAGGAAAATGTTTTTATGTATTATTGGTGTTGGATGCTTGACTTATTTAATTGAAAAGATGATAGCAAAAGGAAACATGGATACGGTAATAATTTGGAGTGTATGTTGTTTAGCAGGCATCATAGCATTCTTTTTTGGATTTAATATTTTTGGAGATCATCTTGGAGAAATTATAGCAGAAAAATTCTTTGGAAAAGGAAAGAAGAATAAAAATGGCTGATGAATTCAAAATAATTATAGATCTTACAAAGAATATAGATCCTGATTCTACAATAGAATATGACCCTATTTATGGAGGAATTTATAAAGGGGCTTATAATGGTGTTAAAGTATCATGGATACCAGCTACTGACATAGGATTAGAAGGATATAACGTTTATATTGGATTATCTGAACTTCAGAAATATAAAGTAAATAAAGATAGTCTTATAACAGCTGCTGAATTAGAATTTGCTCTTCCATTATTTCCTAAAGATATTATATTTTATTTTTGGATAGGAAAAGTAGTTAATGGAATAGAGACTATAATGAACGAAGAGCCTTATACTACTTATAAATCTCATGAAGATAAGGTTTTTGATTCAAATATAAACCCAATAGAAATAAGTGAAACATATCCAGCTTCAGAAAATATAAATTGGCAGATGGGTCTTTTAAAAGATAGGATGCTTGATGATGCAAGGTTTCAATTACAAAATAGTGGAGTAGATTGTGATGTATATAAAAGAAGGTGGGGAACACACAAGCCTTTTGGAATTCCGTGTGCCTGCACTGAAAGTGTTGTAAGAGACGAAGATGACCCTAATTATCAGGAAAAAACTGATCCAGACTTTCAAGGAAGAGATAAATGCCCATTGTGTTTTGGAACAGGAATAATAGGAGGATTTTACCCACCTATAAGGATTAAGATAAATTTTAATTTAACTCCTCCAAAAAGTAAAGAGTTAGTTCCATATGGTTTAAAAGTCACACAACTATATGATGCTTGGACAACAAGAGACCCAAAATTAAGATCAGAAGATCTTATAGTAAGAACAAGTGATGGAGATAGATTTATTTTAGGAGCTGATGTAGCAAGGCCTCCTTTCAGAGGAGTTGATATATTTCAAACATTTACATTAATATTATTGAGGCAAGAAGATATAAGGCAGCTTGTATCTTTAGAAAACATAAATGCAGCATTAGCAAAATTACAAGATCCAAGTTATAATACATTAAATAATACTAACGAATTGTGAGGATAAGATGGACGGAGCTTATATATCACCTACAAATGAAGTATACAAAGTTGGAGATGATCATTTAGAATGGCTTTACAAAAATATTGATGAAGTAAAGCCTTATATTTCAGAATATTTATATGAACAAATAAATTCAGCTAAAAATTTTAAACAAGCTTCAGATAATGTTGTAGATGCTGAAATAGAATTATTGAGCGATGGCTGGTCTTGGATAAGAGATTTTGGAAAAATAATTGGAATAACAACACATAAAAATTCTGACTTAGCTTTTATTCAAGATTTAATTTCTCCATATATAGAAGAGAAGAAAAAAATAGATATAAGTGATTATGACACTAAAGAAAATTGGATAGTAATACCTGATATGATTTTAAAAGATGGCATAGCTATTATTATGGAAAAATATGAAAGGGGAGTATATGCTATGGAAGCAAAATTTGAAGTAAAACCAATACAGATTAAGAGGCAAGATGAATCTGTTTATGAAACTTTATCTGTAGTTGAGTTTAACGATGGGCATAGTCATATAATTTCTGATGATAATTGTTGGTTAATTGTAAACGGCGGAGGGACATCAAAATATATTTTTGATGAAGCTATGGGAGTATTAAGATTTCTTCCTGATAAACCTAGTGAATATCAACCTTTACAAAAAGCTTTGTTTAGTTATATAGGATATTCTGAAGAAGAAGCAAATTTTTTAATATCAAAAGGAATTACATTAGAAGAAGCAAAGAAAACTAAATATCCTAAAAAAGGATTTATACCAAGAGAAATGCCTTATGCTCTTCCAAAAGAAGAGAGAAAGAAAGCTGAGAAATATTGGCCAAAAGGATCTAAAAAAGAAATATTAGTAATTCATTCAGAAAAAGAAAAAAAAATATCTTCCAAAAATACAAATTATGAGACTCAAGCATATTGGATTGACCCAAATAATAAAATTTATGATTTGTTGTCAGGGAGTCACATAAGTTGGGTTTTTGATAATAAAAAGTTGGTATTATCTTTTATTCCAGATTCTGAAATTATAAAAAATATAAAAAGTGAAGAGCCTAAAAATGAACAAGAGATTATAGATGAATTAATTAATAATGGTTTTATACGAGTACTGTTTCATAAGGGTGAAGTTAATTTGGAATATGCTGACCTTACTAATAGTGTAGAGATTGTTGAAGATTTGATAATAAAAAATAAACCTAAAAGAATTATTATTGAAGATGTGGGGAGTATAAGTTGGGAAAAATTTAAAGATAACAATTTTAAAATTAAAGCTAAAAATGAAAAACATAAATATGGTTGTATGATGGTTTATATGCCAAAAGAAATAGCGGATATAATAAGAAAATATGCTAAAGAGAATATAAGTAAAAATCAAGTTTTTGATGGGGATGATGCTCCAGGAAAAGGAGGATATCAGCAAGATATTCATACTACGGTAAAATTTGGATTATTTGAAAAAGATCCTTCAAAATTAGTTGATCATATTAAACCATGTAAAGCAAAATTAGGACCTATTAAAAAGTTTGCCGATCCAAAAAAGCCTTATGATGTTGTAGTATGTAATATAGATTCTCCTGAACTTTATGAAATGAATTATAATATATGTGATAATTTTGATAATGTTCAGACATATAAGTATGATCCTCACGTCACTCTTGCTTATGTAAAGAAAGGTGAATGTGAAAATCTTATAGGTAATTTTGTCTTTCCAGAAGAGGGTATGGGACAAGAGAAACAAATTAGTCTTAAAGATTTTTATTATTCTACTCAAGATGGAAAGAAATTTAATATTGATGCTGAAACTAAGGAGATAATTGATGGAAAAGATGACGAAGATTGAAGTGAATCCTGACACAAAGATAAAAGATTTAAATCCAATTCTTATAGATGGTATTAAATCAGGCAAATCAACAGATGAAATTATGAAAATATTTAATGTTCATGGAACTGAATGTGAAATATATAGTAGAGTAGTAGGGTTTTTTAGACCAGTTAAAATGTGGAATGCAGGAAAGCAAGAAGAATATAAAGATCGAGTTGAGTTTGACCCGAAAATATTTCTAAAGGAGGTAAAACAAAAATGCCAGCACCGTTACAGGGGCAAATAAAAGCTGATATTGAAGCAGCTCTTATTGCTAAAGGGTTTACTGAAAAAGAGATTAAAGAAGATGGTACAACTATAGATACAGGAAGATTGCACCCAGATCAGTTAAAATTTGTAGAAGCTATATCAGAAGGAATACATAATTCATGGACTAAATGGCAAGCAACTCAGTCAGTGACTGTGATAGGAGTTCAAGTTGGGTCAGGAGTAGCTGGAGGAACATTACCATAGATTAGTTATATATCTATATTATATAAAGGAGAATAAAGTAAATGTTGCAGAGCAATATACAATACGTATTTTTTTATTCTAATTATATAAAGAAAGCATTTACAAGAGCATTAAGAGCCGCTTTTGAAGATGAGAATGTTGTTCCTCCACAATATCGCTTCAGTAGGAAGCATACAGATAGACAAATTTTTATTTGGAGAGATTATCCAAGAAGAAATTTAAGATTTCCACAAATTGTTGTGACAACACACGCTGGAGATCTTTCAATGACTTATGTTGGAGAAGAGTATTCAAATAAAATTGAAGAAAATCCAGAAAGAATTGAAGGACCAACAACAGCACCTGGATATTTGTTTAGTGGATTCTTAAAAATAAATGTTGAAATTGAAGTAGTTTGTAAATCTTTAAGAGACATTGAAAATATATTTGATCTAACAGCGTTCTTTGTAAGGCATGTATTTAGAAAAAACTTTTATGAAAATAATATAGCTTACACTGATATTAGCCAAACTGGACAAATGTTTGAAGATGGACTTTATAAAAATAAGTTAATGATAAATGTCCATACTGAGTATAATAATATAGTTCCAGAAAGTTTATATGAAACAATAAATAAAGTTTTTGTTGGAATAACTCCAGTAACGAGTTTTGAATAGGAGATAAAATGTATAAGTTAAAAAACAAAACATCGATGCCACTTGCAATACAAGGTAATACAGTGATGGGAAAAGGAACTTTAATAATTAAAATAATAGATCCACAAATTGATGATTTAATGCAAAGTGGTATTGTAAAAGTTGTGACATTGAAAGAAGCAAGAAGGCAAGAAAAAAAGAAAGAAGAAACTAAAGAAGATAAAAAAGATAAAAAGAAAGATGATAAAAAAGATAACATAATTTAAGGAGGTAATTTAAAATGATGTCATTTACAAGCTACTACATAAAGCCGGGAATTTATATCAAAGTTCAGAATGTTCCAGCACCTAATGTATCACCAGGCCTTTTTATTCCTATATTTGTTGGGTTAGGAAGAAAAGATTTTGATGTTCAGACTGGTGTTGTCAGAAGCGCAGCTGCTTATGATGTATTAACTGATGAGAAAGAAGTTTTTAAGATTCTGGCTATTATTGATCAAAATGGAATTCAATATATTAATGGAACTGATTATCAATTAACAGAATCAGCTGGAGAATTTAGAGTTGATTGGAGTGTAAAAGCAACATTAACTGGAACAGTAGCTGAAACGTTTGCTATTGTTCTTTCAACAAATGATACTCTTAAAATAAATATTGATGGAACTGAAAAAACCGTAACATTAAGTGTTGGAGCAACTCAAACTGCTGCCAATATAGTATCTGATATAAATACAGCTTTTGCTCCAGCAACTCCTGCTTCAGATGCTGGTGGTTATGTAAAACTTACTGGTGATATTATTGAAGTAAAACAAGCAAATGCTAATACCACAATAGGATTCCCAGCTGATTATAAAATTGCAACTAAAGAACCTCTTCTTAACGAAGCATATACTGTCACATACAGTATTTCAAAAGAAACTGCAGACTATAAATTAAAATTATTTTCAAGACTTGAAGATGTATATGCAGAATATGGAACTCCAGAAGAAGCAACTGAGCTTGAAAGTGGAATAGCAACTGGTGGGACAAATTCTACAATAGTTGACACAGCAGCAACATTTATAACAGACGGAATAGTTCCTGGAAATTATGTTAAAATTACTTCAGGAACTGGAGCCGGCCAAATAAGAATAGTAAAAGAAGTTACGGCAGAAGATACTTTAACTGTTTACCCTAATTGGGGAACTAATCCTGATGCAACCTCAGTTTATTCAATAACAGATATTGCAGATAATACAATATCAATAGCATGTAATATTGCAAATACTCATGGGGCTCAAGTGTTTATGTGTTCACAATCGCCTAATGATATTGTTGATGATGATAATTTTAGAGCAGCTATTAATGCAACAGAAGATAAAGTAGATGGATTCCAAGGATGGAATTTAGTTTATCTTAAAGGTGTTGATAAGAATGATGGTATAGTTGCTTATATAGAAAATTATTTAACCAAAATGAATGAACCTCTTCAGCAGCAAGAAAGAATGGCTTTACTTGGAGTTAAGGCTTCAACAACTAATTACACTGATGTAGTGCAACTTACATCAGGAATTAAGAACGCAAGAGTTGGAGTTGTAGCAAATCCATGGGCAACATTTAATGGAATGACTCTTGATGGAAGTTTTTTAGCAGCTGCGATATCTGGGATAATATGTAATCCTAATTATGATTCAGGTGAACCTATCTCAGGAAAAACATTGTTATTTGATTATATTGAAGATCCTTATACTGACTTTGAAAAGCGAGTTCTTGGAGCAAATGGATCTATCATAATAGAATTACAAGGAACAGAAAACAAGATTATACATTATCTCTCAACAAAGACTGATGATATAATTGATTCAGAGCTTAAGGTTATAAAGCAAACAGACGATATTCAGAAAACAGTAAGAGATCAGCTTAGCGTTGCTTTAGTGAACGTAAGAAACTCAGGTAAAGTTGTTGAATCAATGGCAGCTTCGTTTATACAAATGATAATGGCAACTAAGGTAGATCTTACTTCTATAGAAGATTGGAATGCTGATTCTCTTGAAGTTAAAAGAAATCCTGCTGAACCAAGAGAGTTACAGATACAGTTTGAATATAAGCCAATGTTTGATGTTAATTGGATAACAGTTAAATTTGGAGCGACAATAAACATATAAGAATAAAAGGAGGATTTTATTATGGCAAAACAAACATTTACGGTCCCTTATTCACAAGGAAGATTAAAACCATACATAGGAATTTTCATGAGTCCAGGAGGATACGACGGGACCCAGGAGCTTGACTCAGCAACTCTCTTTAGTGTTCCTGTAATTGAAGTAGGTAATATAAGAAAGTTTACATATTCAAATCCAAGGCCTGGTGGCGGAAAATATAGGGTGTTTAATCAAAAACAATTAGGAAGAATGAAAGAAGCTTATCCTGGTCTTCCAGATTATTCATTGACATTAGAATCTGTGGTATACTACAAAGAAACATTATTTGAAGCTCTGAATTTTGGAGCAGCTGATGTAGGATATCAAGATAAACCTCTTATAGTTCAAATCAGACAAATGGCTCCCGGAAATATACCAGAAAGGATATGGCTCTTTTGGAGCTGTTGGTATACCGAGAACCCCTACGATTTTGAAGCAAATCCCACTGACATGCTTGAAGTGCAAACGATTGAATTGTTAACTGCTGGAGTGTATGAAGGAAAAGCCGCTTAAGCAATATTGATATTGAAAATAGAGAGGAATAGAGATGGCACTAGAGAATAACTTCAAAATACCGTCAACTCAAATTAGATTATCTCAGTCTGTAGAATTTAGTGGGTATATATATCCTCAAATTATTTCTACATTAGGAGATATAGCGTCTCTTGCTTTGCAGTTTACTCGTCTTACTCCATTAGCTGGCATTACAAAAGTTGTAAAGAAAATTAAAAGACCAATAACAGTAAGAAAATTTCTTGGAAAATTTATGTATGATGGATATCAATCTGTTCCTCTTGGAATTGAAGTAAATCTTGATTTAGATAGAGCTGTTTTTTATCAAGATAAAAATGAGCTTGATATAATTCTTCAACTTAATGCTGATGGAACAATAAAGCAGTTTATGCCTTTTATGATAATTGAAACAAGAAAAGATCCTAAAGGAAATCAAACTAATACTGTATTTGTAGATTGCTGGATAAATAGTGAATCATATACTTATCAACTTGAAGGAGATTTAAAAGTAGTAAATACTTTGAGTATTACAGCAGCAAGGCTTTCTGATAAAATTGATTTTGCAAAAATACCAAGTTCTTTATTACCATCAACAACAGAAATAACGAGGCAATTAAATAGCCCGATTTGAAAATGAAAAGGAGGAAGATAAATGGGACCAGAAGATGAAAAGAAAAGCGAAAAAGAAGTGAAAGGACCAGAAAGAGCAAAAACACCGCCAGCTCCACCAGCCCAACCTTTATCCGGAGCAGAATCACAAGCACCACCATCTGGAGGGATTACTGTTGAACAAGAACCAGAATTAGAACCACAAAATCTTGAAGAGCTTATTGGGATTAGAAAAATAGCTCAAGGCAAAAAAGTTTTTTCAATCAAGGTTGACAAAGATGTTGAAATTGTTATGAAAGAAATAACACAGAATCAGTTAATTGAAATTGACAATGTTCTTATTTTGAAAAAGATTGCAGTAGATTCTCCAAGTTATTTTAATGAGTTAAAGCTTCATAAACTTGGGTATTCAATTATTGCAATTAAATTCAAAGGCAGAGAACTTCCAGTAAAGGGAACTGATCAAGTAATTGAATGGCTAAGAGGAGAAGGTGAAGGTGTAATGTCAGCATTATATTTGTCTTATGATACTGAGATTAGTAAAATCTTTGCTCAAATTGAAAAAAAAAGCTAGCGGTTAATGGTTTAAGTAGAGGGTTATGGTCTATCATTAAAACTGTAGGTGTTCTTCCAAGTAATCCTGATTTTGCAAATTTAGCTGATTCACAAATATTATGGATGCAAACTCATATGCTTATTGATGAAGAAGAGCAATTAGCTGCTTTAAAAGGGAATAACAAAAAAGGAACAGCTATAGAACAAGAAGTTGATCTTAGTCCAGAAGAACAAATGCAGCTTGCAGAACAAAAGATAGAAGAAATAAAGGAACAAATGAAGGAGTCTAATAAATAATGGCTGGTCCAGAAGAAGAAAAAATACAAGCATCTATAGAAGCTGATAAATTAAATATAAAATTTAAGTCATTAGCTGCTGTTTTGGGTAACATTGAAAAAACAACATTGTCAGCTCTTGCAAAGAAGTTTATAGAGTTTGAAAAAGTAGCTAAAGAAAAAATGAATGCTACTGTAAGAACTGAACAAAAAACATTAACAGCGGCACAAGCTTTATTTGGCAAAAGAATGCAAGTTCAATCAGTAGCAAATCAACTTCTTCAAAAAGAATATACAAATTTCAACATTGCGAGACGAGAACAAGAAGTAAAATTTTTAAATGATCTTTTAGCAACTAATGCTGTTGCTGATAAAAAACTATTGCAATCTCATATAAGAAGAAAAAATGTAGAACTTGAATTAGAAAAATTAAAAGTAGCTAAGATCAGAGCCGAAGAAGAAGGATTCTTATCAATGATGTCAGTAAGATGGAGACAAGGAGTCACGCATGTAGGAGAATTCATGATAAGAACATTTGGCAAGGGTGGAAAGATCGCAGGAGCTTTATTAGGAATGTCAGGAATAGTTGGCGGAGCAATGTTAGCTTTTACTTTGTTAATGAAAGCAATGGATTATATGGGAGAACGAGTAAAAACTACAACTAAAGGAATGCTTTTAAGCGGTGGGTTGATTAGTAAAAGCTATGCAGGAATAGCAGCAGTTGCTACAGAAGTTTCTGGAGAATTTATAACATTTAATCAAATTGGTATGACAGTTAAAAAAGCTCAGGAATTATATAATGAAGGTTTATCAGAAGGATTGATGTCATTAACATTATATACTGAAGCGCAAAATAATCATATTGACATAATGAAAATGACAGCAAGACAACAAATAAATTTGAATAAACTTTCAATTGTATATTCTAAAGAATTAGGAACTATCGCTCAAGCTATATTTTTAAATACAAAAGATGCTGCAAAATTTTATCAATTAGCAAAAAATTATCACATTACTTTAGGAGCTGGATTTAAGAACTTAGCTGCAGGAATTGGTCAATGGGCGATAAGCTTAAAGCTTGACACAGAAATAGTGTTTGATACTTTAAACGCTATGGGAGAACAAATAAGGTTTACTGGAAAAGGAATAGAAGATACATTGCATACGTTTGTTCCTTTTGTTGAAATGATAAGCCAAGTTGGAGAAAAATCTAAAATGTCAAGAGATGATATACAAGAATTGATAAAAACATTTACTCAAGTAGGAAAATCAGTAGATCCATTTTTATATATGGCTACTCAAGATTGGCAAGGTAAAGTTGGAGAAGGTTTAATGAAAACTTTTGAAGTTTCGCCATGGGAAAAATTCTTAGGGGTTATGGGAAAATTTCAAGAACAAACTGATGATTGGCTTGGAGCTATGATGCTTCAGTTTCCTGAATTACAATCAGCTAAAGGAGCAACTCTATTAAAAACATTAGAAGCTGCAAAAGCAAGAGGACCTGAAGAAATATCTAAATTAAGAGGGATGACTACACAAGAATTGGCTCAATATATGTTAGAACAAGGCCATGCAACAACTGAGGAAGTAGCAAAATCAGGAGCAGCTTTAATGGCTTATGGAAGCACACAAGATAAAATAGCAGATTATGTTGAAAGAATATTTCAAGCTTTTATATCATTTACAGTAAAGTTTTTTAATTCAAGACTAATGAAATTGGGTGGAGCTGGTGATGCTGCAGCAGAAATGATGAAATTAAAAGGTGATGTTAATTCAATAACTAAAAAAGGATTTAGCACTTCTGATATAGCATTAGCAGCTGGATTTAGCTCTAGTGGAAGACCACCTGGAATGTAAGGAGGAACTTAGATGGCTATTGTAGTAAAGAATAAATTTATTTATTTATCTCCAGTTATAGACGAAGTAGTTACTCAGACTGATATAAATAAAAAGAAAGCTGAAGAGCCTGTGAGGCCTAATTTATCTACTACAGATCCTGGATTTGTCCAATCTCAAAGACAATGGCAAGCAGCACATCATACATGGGAAGAAGAGCTTAAAGAATTAGAAAGAGGGTTAGTTAATCCTATAGGGATAGAGCAAGAGCCTGTAAAATTCTTTGCTAAAAATATTGATATTGGAATTTCAATAGGAACAGCAGAAGCACTTGGTCTTCAATCTGCAAAACTTCAATCATGGTATATCCAGCCTATTGATGTAGGTATTTCTGGTGATTCATATATTCCTGAAAATATTCTTTTAGATAGAGATAATATTGTGACAAATATATATAGTAAAATAACAGAATTCTTTTCTGAAAAGTTTTTTGATTTTCATGCTAATCCAAGATGGAGATTAGTAATTGAAAATGGGTTAACTGGATTAGCAGAATATGAAGGAGTTATAAGTAAATTTGATATTAAAGAAACCGTAGACAACCCTTATTTATTTACTTATGATTTAAAATTTAAAGGAAAACCAACATCAGCGGAAATAGTAAAAGAAGGGAAAGATGATTTTTTATCAGATTTGAGGGGATTAAATGTTTAAATTAACACGCTATAGATTGCGTTGTTCAGATGCTACATTATTGAACGCTTTAAGATATGATTTTAAAGAATATATTAACGCGTTAAACAATGACAAATTTACTGAAGTATATTGGAGAAAAGCAGTAGAATTAAAACAGCAAGACTTTTTTGCAATGTATAATAAAAAAATAAAAGATCTTCTTATGGCTGTAAACAATGAAATAAGAAAAACTAATAGTTCTGGGCAATTAAGCTCTAGTGCAATAAACGCAAGAGCAACAGCTTTAGATAGTGATAATTTTGAACCAATAAATAATTTTAATCAAGGATTTTTTATAAATATAGAAGATATGAGCGATGATTTTCAAGATTTTGCAGTAGAACTAAAGATAAAAGATATTGTTCAAGCAGCATCTCTTATATTTAAAAATCCAAGACAAGATATACAAGAAAATGATTTGTTTGAAATACAAGAAAATGGTAAAATAATATTTCTAGGGTTTGTGACTAATAATGAAAATCAAGTTGGCTATGGAGAATTTGATAATACAAGTGCTACTTTATTAAATGTTGGAAAGATGTATTCATTAGCAAGAATTACAATAAAAAGATCTTTTGCAAATTATGCTCTTGATGGAAGAGATCTTATATTTCCTAACGTTCCAGTTCTTAAAGATATATTTAATAATAAAAATACTTTTGAGATTATTGAAGCAATCATGAAAAATTATTTTTATGCTAAAAAAGAACAAATTGATAGAGATTCTTTTAAATATATATTTGATGACGCAGATTTGCAAGAGATAAAATCTCTTAATATTAACTTTACAATGCTTTATACTTTGTATCTTTATTATAAGATTATGAATCCAAAATTTATTATAGCTCAAGTAGCTCAAGGCCAACATAAAACTTATAATATACTTGTTAATAAAAGCTTTCAAATATTTGAACCAGAGTTTAAAACAGTATCAGACATTTTAGGAGAAGTAGTCAATGGATCTATGTATGATATGTTCGTAGATTATGCTGGGACTCTTGTAGTAAGACCACCTTTATATAATTATCTTGGTCAAATAACAGAGCTGTCTAATGTAGCAACTGATGAAACAGGAGTAGTAGTTTCAGGAAGAGATGATGATGATTTTATTATAAACAACATTTTAAGAAGAAATATTTCAGAGAACAATACAGATCTTGAAATAAGAACAGATGCTTACTTTAGTTGGAACTTCTTTGGAGCCATTCAAAATAAATATATTCCAGGATTTTATGAAGATCTTAATGCGTTGCTTAAATTTGGATTTAGAAATGCACCTCCTTATGCTAATCCAAACGCAATGAATTGGAAAACAGCTTCTATTCTTGCTGCTATTATGAATCATATTATAAACAATGGATCAAGAAATATAAATATTGAAACAGTGGCTGATAGAAACTTTCAATTAGGAAGATTGTATTTTCTTCAACCACTACAACAAGTAGGATATCTGATTAAAATAGAGAAAAAAATAGAACAAGGAACTTATGTAAGGTTTGTTTTAACATTTACTTTTTTAAGAAATGTAGAGTTTCTTAATGTTGGCGCAGCAAACCAAACACTCATGACAGACATAAAAGCTGATGATTGGGGAGGGGCCACACAGCGTAGTAAGGATTTTCTTTATGATCTTTATAATATTTATACTAAATTTGGGTTGTTTGGTATTTTCAATAGGAACACTGAGATAACTGTTGGTGAATTTAATACAAAAAAGAAAGCAGAAATACAAAAATTTAAGAATGAAATAATAGGACCTAATGGCCCTAAGTTCAATAAAATTGCTGCATTTAAAGTTATGCCTTCAATATTAGATCTTATTGAATTGATTTATTCAGATCCAGAAACAAAAAACGCTGTTAAAGAAAAAATTGAAACAGCAAGAACAAGTGATTTTCCTGGCAAAGCATTAAACGATGGAAAGAATTTAATTTATTTTAGTTTTAAGTCTAAATTACAAGCGTTTTTTGATACAAAAATAAAAGGTCAAGGCGCTGATCAAGATTATAGTTTTACTAATGATAAAGAAGGATATTTGACTTCAACAGAAACTCCTTTTTTAGTTGATCCTGCTACAAACAAAGATTATCTTGAAGTATATTTATCAGAGTTTAATCAAAAACTTAAGACAGCTGGCAAGATAAAAACAAGATTTGATAATTATCAAAGAAACATGAAGTTTGCAGTGACGACATCTGCTAACATAAGCATTAACTCAGTAAGATTCAGAACAATAAACACACCTTTTCTTTATGAGAATTTAAGAGATATAACACAAAAGCTGTTTAATAGAATAGCAGAAGCTGATGCTGAGATGAAAGAGAAAGATAGTGTTGAAAGAAAAAATACAGGATCGGCTGATTATTTCCCTTATGCTTATGATCAGTTTGAGGATTTTAATGCTATAAAAAATAATACAAGAAATAGTTGGGCAGAACTAAAAGGCAATTTGAATAAAGGATCAGTTTTAAAATGGAATGGATCTACTTTTTCAAATAAATTTTTTACAATAGATTTTGGAGTAAAGTATTTTCCTAAAGGTCAATTACTATATTTACCTCAATATGGAGCAAGAACAGTTTACGATATTATTGGTGATGGGAATTTATCAAATTCAAAAGATTTGATTTTATTAAGTTCAATAGCTTTTAGTCCTGATTGGTATTTTACTTCACCTGCTTTTAATTTAAATATGGAAACTTTAGTAAGATCAAACAGAGCTTTAGTGACATTAGATGAAAGAAGTAGATCCCAACTTAAAAACCAAGAATCACAAATGGATCAAATTATGGAAGGAATTTTATTAACACAACATAATGAAGGAAGAGCTATTGACATAATAATTCCTATTCCTGGAGTGGGGTATGTAATGATGGATTATCCAGGAAGCTATGGTTTAACTACAGCAGGATATACTTATATAGAAAATGTTTTTTCAAGATACTTTAATGAATTTATAAATATAGTGAATAGGAGAACAACAGTAAAATATACAAAAAACTCTACAAGCTTTGGAGTTTATAATTATCATTTGGGAGTAGATAATACACAATATTTAAATCCTTCTAGCGAAGTATTTAGGGAGGCAGTATGAATATTCGTTTAGCTGAAATTATATCATTAAATGAAGCAGATAATAAAGTTCAAATAAAAGATCTTTATAATCGTGGGGCTATATTTGATGTATCTTTAGATAACAAAGTGACATGGCAAGAAATGCCATTAGTAGGAAACATATGTGTTTATATGAATATTGCTGATAAGATTGTAAGAATAATAAAAATATGGGATTCAACAAATATAGATTTAAGAAGAAAAGATCAACAGCCATTAAAGGCTGGTGAATTGCAGATACAGAATATAAATGGTCAATACATTTATTTGGATAATAACGGAAATATAAAGCTGGTTGATTCAACAATGCTTAATGAATTTAAATTGACATTAGATGGAATATTTAGTAAAGTGAAAACATTTGATGTAGAAACTTATGATGGAGTTAAAATTACTGTAGATAAAGATATTGTTATTTCAAGAACAGGTGGAGAAGAAGTAGAAGAAGGAGAAGATCCTAATTTCATAACTACTATAAATGATGATGGAGTAAATATAAAAAACAAAGATTCAGAAGTAATAATTACTCCTGATGGAACAGTAGAAATAAAAGCATCAAAAGAAATAAAATTAGGTAATGTTCTTTTTGGAGACATAGTGACAGCTGGTTTTAATGGGACTTGGAAAATCTGCCCATTTACTGGAAGTCCTATTGTTGGTAGTGTAAAATGTAAGGCGGAGAAATGATATGGCAAATAATTTAGGCAATATATCAGATCTTAATAATTTTTCTGCAACAGAAGGAAAATTATCTGATACACAACAGGAAAAAGTAGATGAACTTACAACAGTAGTTTCTGATACTTTAGGAACTACAGATATACAAAATTTAAAACTATTATTGCAAGATGTAATAAATATAATGATGCAGAATAAAGAAAATTTAAGGAAAGGGTTGGAGTATACAAATCTTTCAAAGAATATAATTGAAGAAGAGCTATCTGAAATAGAACAAGATGATACTTTGCAAAAATTATATGATTATCGAAACGAAGCTTTAGGATCTGATTTTATTGAAGTGCTTAATATATCATCTACGCAGTTTACTGATTTCTTTAATCAAGTGACAGAATTGCAGTATAGATTGAATGTATTAAGTTATAAAATTGTATTTTTTGAAGAGCAAATAAAAAGTATAGATAATAAAATTACAATAGTCAATAATTATATTATAGCTTTAGATAATGCTGGAGGAACTATATAATGAAGGAAGAAACTAAAGAAAAAATAAGACAAACTCTTTTAGGAAGAAAGCAACCAAAAGAGACCATAGAAAAAAGAAGAAAAAAACTTATAGGAAATAAACACAAATCACATAAGCCTATTTCTGAAGAATCACGAAAAAGATATAGTATTGCTAGTAAAAAAAGAATAAAAGAGCAAGGTCATCCAATGCAAGGAAAACATCATTCTTTTGAGGCAAAAATTAAAATAGGAAAGAGTTCTGAAGGAAGAAGTTTTATAAACAGAAAACCTTTTTCTGAAAAAACTAAACAAAAACTTTCAAAAATTACTACTGAAAATTATTTAAATGGAAAAATGGAATTTCCAAAAAAAAGATATAGAAGTGGAAAAAGAAAAGATTTATGGAATATTTATTTTAGAACAGGTTTTGAAGCTAATTTTGCAAGGATTTTAAAGTATTTAGAAATTGAATTTCAATACGAAAAGAAAGTTTTTAGATTAAGTAATAGGAGGAGGTATATTGCAGATTTTTATTTGCCTAAAATAGATAAATATTATGAATTGAAAGGATATCCTTATAATGCTAATGAAAATAAATATATGCTTTTTAAAAAAGATTATCCAAATATTGATTGGGTATTTTTAAGACAAGATTCTATTGAATGGAAAAGATTAAATAAATATTTCAAAAATAAAATTAAAGAATGGGAGACAAAAAGTTGAGTAAAGATTTTAAGTTTTTAGGATCAGAGAGAGGAGATTTTTACGCTACGTTTAATGACATTGTCATTTACGACAATGATATTGCATTAGTTGATGGTCATCAGAAGATTCAACAAGATGTTGTAAAATTTTTATATGTTCTAGTTGGAACACTTCCTTTATTTCCTAAATATGGAACTAACCTTCCAAACTTATTAAATAGAAGGAATAGAGAACTTTTAATACAAGATCTTCAAAAACAAATAAGAAGAGGGTTGGCATATGTAAAAGAAAAAAATAAAAATGATAATGTTAATATTGATAAACTTATGACACTAAGAATAAATGAGCTTACAAGGACAATTGATATAGATATAGTCATACTTCTTACTGATAAGCAAGTATTGACAATACAATTTAAACGCGGAGAGCAATAATGAAAACAAGTTTTTGGAAAGGAAAAATATAGTAAAATTATTATAACAAAATTCCCAATTGGGAAAAAACAAGGGGTGAACAATAATGACTTCTGTAGAAGAAATTTATAAAGAAATGAAACAAATATTATTTTCTATAAGAACTGATATAGCAGTTAATCCAGGAACTGTGACATCAGATTCTGTATTAAGTCCTGTCTCTTATATAATGTATAAAGAAAGAGTTAACCTTGAATTTGTTTTTGCAATGCAAGCTTTAGCTCTTATAAGAGAATTATTATTAAATCAAACTGCTCTTGAAGAAATAGCAAATATAAGAAATATTACTATTGATGAATTAAAAGATGTGATAAGCGATTTCTTAGATAAAATAGGAGAAAACTATGGAGTTTTTAGAGACCCTCAAACAACAGCAACAGGATTTGAATTTTTTGGAAGGATAGATCCTCTTACATCTAATATTACTATCCCTTTAGGAACTGAAGTAAAAACATTAGATGAAAAATATTATAAAACTACAGCTGATGTGACAATGTTTGTAACAGGAAGCTATTATGATCCTGAATCAAATTTATATATAATTCAAGCTCCAATAGAAGCTTCCTCAGATGGAATAGAAGGAAATACAGCAATTGGAACAATAACATCATTGATTACAGCTATAGCTGGGATTACATCTGTATTTAACAAAGAGAACGTTGAAAATGGTAAAGATGAAGAATCAGATTTAGATTTTATTGATAGGCTACAAGCAGTTTTATCTGGACACAATTATGGAACAAAAGTAGGATATAAAAGAATGGTACTTGATAATTTTTCAAATGTTAAAGATGTTTATGTAGCAGGACCAGGTGATGCTTTAATGATAAGAGATCAAGGATTTAGTGGGATGTTAGATCTTTGGATATTACTTGATGATGATAATAAAAGAACTCAAGTATCTCAGTTTGTAAATGCTTATAATATAAAACATGGAGTATATGATGGAGTTTTATTAGATTATAACCCTACATATTCTGATGGGCTAATAGTAGATCCTACAACAGTAGGTGTAATGAATAAAGATACTACTAGTGGAATATTTAATAGTTTTGCTGAAAGAAGCTATGTTTGGTTTAATCAACTTCCAGTTCCTCCTGGACTTTCATTTACTATTGAATATGAATATGATGATCAAATAGAAGAAATACAAAATTTTGTAAATTTAGATGATAACGCAATTTTAGGAACAATAAAAGATAAAGCATACGCTTTTAGATTTACTGTTCTTGTAAGAAAAGCTATAAGAAAAAATATAAATATAGGAGCAACAATAACTGTATTATCTGGGTTTGATGCAAATACAGTAATAGCTGATACTCAAAACAATATTCTTAATTATATAAATGCATTAAAGTTAGGAGATCCTTTAGCACAATCGGATATTATTAACGTTATTGAAGACACAGCTGGAGTAAATTTTGTCCAACTTCCGTTATCAACATTTAATTTTGTAGGATCAAGCGGAGAAGTTGATTTGCTTGAGGTTAAATCAAATGAATATATAAGAGGATTGAATATTATTATAGGAGTATAATCAATGGGTATGTTTGCTTTTGACGGAAATAATCGTATATTTTTAGATATGATAGCTCAACTTCCAGATGGGCTTGTGTATTTTAAAGAATCAAATGTGGTTCCTATAACAAAAGAAATTGCATTTATAGAATTTTTTAATGATTATAACCCTGGTGAAGATGTAGAAGTATATTTAGATGATGAATTATATTCAACTGTTAAAACTCTTCCTGATAGAACTATATATGCTAAGATAGAATCTCCTAGGAGCACTATTGTTTTTGATGTAAAAGATTCTTCTGGGAATATAAGAAAAGTAACAGAAACAATAGGAAGAAGGTTTTTAATAAAAACAAAAATACGAGGAAAGATTTTTAGAGAAGAAGAATACATATCACAAAATTTATATAGTTTTTTCGTAATGCTTTCAAAAGCATTTAATGTAGATTATGTAGAGATATTTAAAATGTTTGGGAATCTTTATAATAAATATCTTCAAGATAATCTTTTATATCCAAAAATAGGATGGTTTTTTGGATATTCAATACCTTATGGGTGGTCAATAGATGATTATAGGAAGACGTTGACAGGTCCAAATTATGATATCACAGCACAATTTATCAATTCAATGACAATACAATCAGTAAAAGAAATTGTAAAAGCTTTTACTGGTCAATATCCTGATATTTTATCTCATAGAGAAGTTGACGGATGGGTATTGCAAGATGATAATGTAGTTCAAAATTGGGTATGGCCAGATTATTGGCTTAATGGAGATATATTAGGCACTCAAAATGGTATAGCTGGGTTTAACGTTGATACACTTACTTTTAATTTTAAAATAGATACTACAACAGTCAACGTGATATTTTCAGGAACAGATCCTATTCCTATAAATGATATAATAGATCAAATAAATACAGCAGCTGGAGAAAAAATAGCACATCTGCGAGATTTATCCACAGCAGGATTAAGGATCCAATTATTAGGAAAATATATTGAAATATTAGCTGGAACATCTAATTCAATATTTGGATTTACAACAGCAGATAAAGCTGGGGTTGTAGAAGACGCTGACAACAAACAGATAGTTCTTTATAGTGGACAGTTTGAGAATTTTAAAGTCACGATGACTGTAAAAAATTCATTGAAACAAATAACAGAAGAAGCAATAAGAGGATTCTCAACTAAAGATAAATTGAGGCATCGTTGGATTGACACTGTAACATCTATTACTGGAATAACAGGGTCTCCAACTTATGTGGCTGGGGTGGATTATCAATTAGTTGAAGATCCAATAAGTAGCGGCGAATATTATATAGAGTGGCTTGGCGGTGGTAGCAGTCCTGCTACAAATGATAGGTATTTAGTTATATATAAATATTATATAAAAGACGAACTAGAAAACATCATAGAACAAGTAAAACCAGCACTTATTCGAATCAACTATGAATATGAGGCGTAATTATGGCGAAACCTAAGGCACCTACGAATTTTTATATAAATAGATATCCAACTTTTAATGTTTTAGTTTGGAATTCAGTTGTAAAAGATTTAGATCAAAACTATACTAGAATTTTAGCTTATAATATTTATAGAACTCAGAATCCAGCAGGAAAAGATTGGGTGCCATTAAAAACTTGGACATTAGCAGATCCTAATAACTATAATGATCCTCATATAGAATGGATTGATTTTAGTCCAGGAGAGTTTTTATACAGAGTATGTGCAGTTAATGCAGAAGGCGAAGGAGATTGTGCTATAAGTTATGGAATTATAGGTGAAGGTGGACTTCCAATAATTCCAACACCCTGTTTGTGGGATGTAGGGCTTTTTGATCAGTGTTTGTGGGGTTAGGAGAAAAAAATGGAAAATGGAACTAAACAAAAAGAGAAATCAAAGAAAAAAATATCAGAATCTTTGAAAGGAAAAAATAAAGGGAAAATTCCTTGGAATAAAGGATTGACAAAAGAAGCAGATGATAGAATTAAAAATTATGCAAAAAAAATAAGTAAAGGGAATACTGGAAAAATTCGCTCTCAAGATGTTAAGAATAGAATAAGTAATACTCTTACAGGTAGAAAAATTTCAAAAGAAATTATACAAAAAATGTCTAAAGCTCTAAAAGGAAAAAATAAAGGAAAAATACCCTGGAATAAAGGAAAAAAAATGAATAAAGAATATTGTAGAATTCATGCAGAAGCTTCTTTAAAATCTGCACATAAAAATAAAAATGATTTTTATAGAAAAGATCTAGGTCATAGATGTAGAAGTAAAATAGAAGCTAATTTTGCAAGATTTTTAAAATGGTTAGAAGTTGAATATATTTATGAATATAAAACTTTTATATTAAAAGATGGGAGATATTATACACCAGATTTTTATTTATCTCAATTAGATATGTATATAGAATTAAAAGGATATATGTATAGAGATAGTGAAAATAGAATTAAAATATTTAAAGAAAGTTATCCAAATATAAAATTTAATTTACTAATGCAAAATTCAAAAGAATGGAAAAGTGTAGAAAAATATAAAGATAAAGTTTTTAATTGGGAAAATTAAACAGGATCAAGGAAAATGGGATGAATGTTTATGGGGATAAATTAAATAATTTAAGGAGGCTTTACAATGAATAGAATAAAAGATATTTTAGAAGCTTTAGAAAAGAACGAAGGCAAAGTAGTAGAAATTGCTAATGAACTTTCGAAAGAAGGACAAGTAAATGCTTTTAAAGTTTTTAAGAAAATTAAAGGAGAAATCAAAGTAGAAGATTCATTTAAGGTAATCTATGGCCGAAAGATAAGAGAAATAATTTCAAAGAAAAAAAAGAAAAGTGATGGTAAGCCAGGAAGATCTTTAAAAGAATGGATTGCTGATCTTAAAAAACAGGATGCTCCAAAGAAAGTTATAGATCAATTTAAAGCTATTCATGATAGTGTAATAAAAGATGGTGGTGATGAAGAGCATGCAATGAGAGCGGCTATTGATAAACTTCCTAAGAAATATATTAAAAAACCTACTGAAGTTCATGGCCCTAAGAAAAAGAAATATCCTCTTTCTGAAAGCCTTGAAGAAGATATTTTTAAGATGCTTCTTGAAGGTAAAACGGAAGATCAAATCAGAGAAAAATATAAAGATGAACTTGATGAATTTTTTATTGAAGCAACTCATATATCTGTTGATGAGTTTATGAAAAATTTTAAATGTGCTTATCCGGATATGGAAATTCCTGAAGAAGATCTTAAATTAACGTTTGATGCAATATATCCAGAACTAGAAGAAAAATCAGAAAAACCAGAAGAAATAACTATTTGTGAAGTAGTAAAAGCTGTATATGATAAATTAAAAGGTAAGACAAAGAAAAAAGGCCCTGGTGGCCATGAACCTGATGGCTCAGGTCCTCCAGAACATGGAAGAGGGATGGGACCAGGAGAAGGAAAAGGCGACGGATCTGGATTAGAATAAAGAGAGGTTAAACAATGGCAAACTTGAAAGATACTTTTATTCCATTAACTATTATTTTGAGTTCTGAAATAAATCAAAACTTTTCAAGGCTTAATGAACAAGATAAGTTTAATAAAAATCTTACATCTCAAATTGATGGTATTGTCAAGCAATTTACCACTCCTGATAATTATGAAGATGGAAGTTTGCGTGTATATCTTGACGGAATAAGACAAACAATAGTGACAGATTACACTGAAGATGGAGATAATATTCATTTTACGTTTACATCTGCAACAGCTCCAGTAATAGGACAATCATTAGTGGTTGATTATCGTCGTAAATATTAAAGGAGATAAAAATGAAAAGGTATTCTTTTTTTAACGCACAGCGTGTAAATGTTGAAGATATGAATTTTATTAATATGAATTCTAATGAAAACATAAGAGAAGCTATAGGGCTGCATTTGACATCTGGAATTATAAGAGCAGCTGAATCATTGACTTTAGGTGAATTACAAAAGAAAATTCAATTTCCTACATTTACACAAAACGCAAGTGATACAGGAAAATTAGATATTCTTTTAACTGCAGGATATATTATAGTTGGATTAAATAAAAAAGGATATCCAGTTATAATTCAAGCTAATGAAACATGGCAAACAGCTGATCCTAATAAAAGTTCAGGAAATTATGCAATTCCTTTTTCTGGCGATGGAACATATTATATTTGGATGGATTATTATGAAACAACAGACACAAGTGTTTCAAGAACAAATAAATATGCAATTCCATTTAATCCTTTAAAAGATGATGGATATATAATTGTAGTTGATACAGCTGGCCCTACTATTCCTCCTTCATCAAATCCAGATGCTATATATTTAGGTGAAGTAGTTGTAGCAGGTGGTATAGTAGATCCTGGTCAATTTGATCAAACTACAAGCATAGCTTTTGCTGGAATAAAACCTCAAAATATATTTGTAGAAATAGATGAATCAAATAAAACTCCAGTATATGAAGATGGAAAAACAGTAGGATTAGATGAACATATAAATGCAATTGGAGAATATCCAGTATCTCCAGATAATCCTCATGGAATTCATCCTAATGATATAAAAGCTATTGATGCTATAAAATTTTCTCAAAATGGGCCTTCTTCTTCAGATAAAATTAACTTAATGAAAAATGGACTTTTAAGTTTAAATGATCAAGATCAAAAAATATCAAGTAGTCCAACGCCTGAAATAATAAATGTTCCTCCTACACAATGGTATGTTGAATTACCAGCTCCATTAACTGGTTGGAACTTTGTATATAATGGAAGAGTTTATAGTTATGATGCTGGAGAACTTCATAATGTTGATAGTGTAGATAATAAAGTAAAAGTTTATTTTACTCCAGGATCAGACGCTGAAGGTTGGTATTTAATATATGCAGATATTGCAAATCCTGGTGATGAATTTCTTACATTACAAAAAACATTTTATGCTGGCGTTCCTTTTTATAATAATGAAAGTGAAACAAGAATTTTATTTGGTTGGGTATTTTGGAAAAATACAAGTCCAACAATACAACTTCAAACTAATGAAAGAAACACATCTCCAATAAACGGAACAAAAATTTTTCCAACTCCTAGTTTAGGATCATTTAATGATGAAAGGTTTACTAATGCAAACGTTAAAAGATATTCAACTCAAGTTGGTAAAAATATATTTCCAAATGGTGGATTTAAATATGGTGCTCCAATAATAAATGGAAAAATAAACGGAGTTATGACTATAACAGGAGCAAATTATAGTGTATATTCAACTCCTTTTGGTTCTTTTCAAAAAAGATTAAAAGTTGATAATATAACTTCAGGAGCAACAATAGTCATAACTATACCTGCAAATATAAATATTGATTCTAATACAATTTTTAATTTTAGTTGTTCAGCAACGCAACAACTTCCAGGCGGAGGGTATATGCGCTTATCTGTTAGTGGAATGAATTATGATATTCCAGATTATCAATCAACCGAACAGAAAATATTAGCAGATTGGATAGGAAGCTCTGTAATAACAATAACGTTTTTTAATACAACAACTGATTCATCTAATTACGTAGTATTTGATAATTTTCAAATATTAAAAACAAAAAACTATCAGCCTAATAATTTAGTAGATGATACTGTCACAGGAGATATTTTTCATGATGCTAGTAGTGTTCCAGAAAAAAGAACAGAGATAACAACAATTCCTTTGAACCAAACTATAATGAGATATTTAGGAATTTATACTTCTTTGAAACAATTTTCTGCTGGTACTGGAACTGCTGATCATGCTTTTAATTATGATGGTTGGTGGACAGGAAAAGGAATGGATATAAATCCTGCTACTGATTTTAATAATATTGAAATAATGTTAGTTCAAGGACAAATAGATTATAATGCATCAGATAATAGATATACAGGATATTATCATTTTCCTGAATGGAACGTGACGCACAAGCTTATAGGTTGTATATTTTTTGCAATGGAACCAAATTCTATAGGAACTGATTATATATCATTATTTTCAAGATTAGACCCTACTCCTAAAAAAATATATGTAGCAGCAACAAAAGCTGGTGATTTTAGTGCAGAAGATTGTAGAATATTTGGAATAGTATTCTGGAAGAGGTTATAATTATGCCATCACCTACTTATAATTTTAATTGGATAGTTACAGATGAAATAGTTCCAAAAGGAAATATTAAAGAAACAAGAGATATAGCTATAAATTTTGATAATGTAGCAGAAATGACTTTTAGCGAGATAGAACCAGAATATATAAATCCTGGTCCTCCTCCAGATCCTCCTGTTTCAGTAGGATTATATTATCAATTAGTTATTAAATATACAGATTCACATACTGAAATATATAAAGCAGGTGAATCTTCAGCGAATGCAACAGCATTGCAAAATTTATATAATGCTTTTAAAACTTATGATCCTAATCCAAGTCCTTAGGAGGAAGTAAAATGGCTACAAAAAAGATAAGAATACAAGATATGATTGATAATAGTATAGGAAGTTCTCAAATTATAGATGGATCTATTAAACTTCCTGAAATAAAAATAGTAGGTGGAGTTGATAATGTATCAGGAGCTACATTATCATATGATGGAGTATCTCCAACGCCTACAATAAAACAATTTGTAGATGCTTTAGTATTATCAACAGACTATGTTCAAGATAAACATTATAGTGATGGAGTTAAAGTAGCGTTTCAAACTCCAGGAAATAGAATGATTGATATAATAGCTCCTATTTTCATTACTTTTAATGGACAAGTTCAAGAAGATGGTCAAGATTTTAATATAACAACTACAGTTAATCCAAATGATACTATTACTTTTACATATACACCAGAAGCAGGTGGTCATGAAATATTAGCATTCTATCAAGTATCACCATAAGGAGAAATAAATGCCAAAGAAAAAGAATGAAATTGATATCACTAAGGTGATACTAGATTTTTCAAAGAACATAGCTAGAATATCACAGACTCAGATACACTTCAAAGATATATTAAGCACTCTTGTTGATATGGCTCAAAAGACTGATACTAACATGCAAGTAATGAATCAAAAGTATAAGCAAATAAGAGGTTGTTTAGAAGATCTTGAAAAACCTATAAATGAAATAAACAAGAATATAAATATTTTAATGACTCAACTTGATTATAAAGAAAGAACTGAACTAGTAAAAGGAAAATTTAGTGCTGGCAAAATAATAGCTGGTTTATTAGTAGCTATAAAAGCATTTTTTATGAATTCAAGATATATATTAGCAATATTAGTAATTATATTAGCAATAACTGCATGGTTATTAGGAGCTAACAAAGAGAAGATAGGACAATGGATGTTAGAACACTTACCTTTTTAGGAGATGAGAAGATGAGACAAAATGGCAATGCTTTAAAAAAGCCTGATGTGATGGAACAAATACAAGAAATACAACAACAAACTACTACTAATTTAAGAGAAACTTTGAATTTGAAAAAAATTGCAAAAAAAGTTAAAACTAAAATGTTTAGAAATGGTATTAAAATTAAAAAAGGAGATGATTAAAATGGGAAAATTTTTATGGTGGGGAGAAGATGATAAGAAAAAAATTGATTTTAAACTAATAACGAAAGAATGTAAACCTATTGATTTCGTAATTGAACCATTTGCTTTTTTTCTAGCAGGTGGTGGAGCAAACGGAAGAGATCAAGCTGGAAGACTAATTGCTTTAGCACAAAAAGGAGTCTTTGAACAATGTAAGTTTATAGCAGGAACTTCAATTGGTGGTTTAAATACTGGAGTGTTCTGTAAATTTGGTAGTGTAATAAAAGATGCGGCACCAGAAATTCCTCAACCATGGATGACAGCTAAAGAAATATGGGAAGGAATAAAGACAAATGCAGATGTTTATAAAGGAGGTATGGGAAGCATATTTGATAACATTAGACTAGCAGCTGGTTTTACATTTGGAGCTAAAGCAATATTAGATAGAACACCAACCAGAAAATTATTACAAGGTATTTTTGGAGATATAACTCTTGAAGAATTAGCAAAAATAAACAACACTCATATAGTTATTACTACTATGGATCTTAATACTCAAAAAGCAGTATTTTTTAGTAGTTTTGATCCAGAATTAAAACATTATAAAGTATGGGAAGTTCTTATGGCAACATCAGGAATTCCTGGGGTATTCGAAGCTACACCAATTAAAATGCCTGATGAAAACATCCATTGGTTTGTTGATGGTGGAGTAGCAGCGAACAATCCTTTCTTAACAATGACAGCTTATAATAAAGCATTTCCAAATAAACCAATTAAAAAAGCTATTGTTGTTTTTTGTTATCCTGACGACTTTACAGATATTGGAATTTCAATAGAAGCACCTAAAAAGCAAAAGAGTTTTGAAAAATTTAGAGATGCTCTTATTGGAACTATACCAGCAATGATGAATGGTCAAGAACAAATGGCTGAGATCACTATTGAAGCAGCAGTAAACAAACTTGATTATGATATTTTAGCATTATATCCAGATAAAGTATTGGGAGATGCTTTAGATTTTGGAAACGAAAAGCTATTACAGCATGGGTATGATGAAACTGTTGAAGGTAAGGGTTATAGTTATAAAGACAAAGCTGAAATAAATATAATAGATTTTTTAAAACGATAGGAGGTTAATATGAAGAAAACTAAAAAGCTTAAAGGAATTGATTATTTGGGAAAAGAAGAAAAAAAACAAAGAAGAAGAAAATGGACTAATGAAGATCGTAAAGCCAACTCAAAATACGCTGAACACCATATCGGAAATAATATCAATAATTTCTTTAATGCAATAGAAGCAAGCTTATGAGTGACTATTCTGTGACATGTCAGGATCATCCAGAGTGACGTGGCTTCATTATAATAAAGCATCATATATAATTTCACATTATTATTTGTAAAATGAGAGGCGGACACCAGAGAGATGAATATGGTTTTAAAAAACTTAATATCCTATAAGATGTCTAAGAATTTTAGTAATAATAATAACTTGTTAACTCTACTTAATCTTTTATTTAATTCTCTATACTTATTAGAAAATAGAAAAATATTGTATACTATATTGTTTATTAAAATGAGTATACTGTATGTAGATATAAATACTAATAGGGGATTATAATGCTGATAAAGAAAGAGGATATATATAAAAAATTCGGAGTTGACGTCGATAAATTATACGCGAAATGTGCAGGTATTTCTTTAGTTGGTATAATCAGTGATTATGATAAGACTTTAAAAATAGAAAGAGGAATGCTTTGCCTTCGAATTAAAAGTGTCAAATTAGTAAATCCAAAATTCTTAAGACTTCCAAATTTTCATTGTGCAAAATTCATTCAAGTAAAATCTGATGAATTTACAGAAGAAGAATATATTTCTTATTATTTTAAAGAAATGAGTCAGATAGAAAAAGAGACAGCTGAAACGATTTTATAAGATATACGGGGAGCAGACTCTCCAAAAGCCCTTTACCGCTTATCCCACTAAGTAATATAGGGCCTACCGATGAGCTGCTCCTTTTGGAGGCTAAAAATGAAAGTAAAGACGAAAAAATACAAAAAATATATAGAGATACATTTTACAGATACTTTTAATAAATGATAAGTGTCCATTAAGGGATAAGGAGGAGTGATATGATTAAAAATTTAACAGAACAACAAGAAAAAAAGATAGAAATTTATCGTAACAAGGGGCATAAAATAGGATTAGATATATCACCTATGGATAAAGAAAAAGCAAAACAGCAATTAAGCGATATGTATGAATGGGCAGGATATAAAAAACCACGTTTTTATTTTATGGATAGTCCTTATGGTTCAAATATTTTTATTAATTTTATTAAAAAGTGTGCAAAAGAAAATAATGATAACATCAGGGATAACATCAGGGATAACATCAGGGATAACATCGAGGCTAACATCAGTGATAACATCAGGGATAACATCGAGGATAACATCGAGGATAACATCGAGGCTAACATCTAGGATAACATCAGTGATAACATCGAGGCTAACATCAGTGATAACATCGGGGCTAACATCAGGGATAACATCAGGGATAACATCGAGGCTAACATCAGTGATAACATCAGGGATAACATCGAGGATAACATCGAGGATAACATCTGGGATAACAAAATGCAATATAATTGGTTTATCTACGGTTACTCACAAAACGAGATACATTGGATTATGTATTATAAATATTTTATCGAACAATTTCCAGAATTAAAATGGAACAAAAACGCAGTTAAAGGTTTAGATATTATGTATGACATAGCCTGTAATTGCGGTTGGTGGATACCTTTTAAAAATTTTGTTGTAATATCTGAGAAACCAACAGAAATTAATA